GGAAATTGGTAGAACGGCTATGAATACTTGGGCTGGAGTGTTCCAGATAAACGTATGTGTTTTGAAAACAATACGAACCATAACTCCGCAGTACGGAGTTGAAGATTATGTACATAATGCCTACGAGTCCATCGCAGAAGTGATGAAACGCGGCGTTATAAAGGACAGAGTACACATTACTGGAATCGGTAAAACGTCTGCAATCGACAACGGTGATTATTACGCTGTTCCAATATCAGTTTCGTGGTATGCGAACCTGGCAAATTAAAATAGGAGACGTACTATGATTGACAAGGAAAATATACAGCACAACCTTAAGACAGGTGCTGACAGTGACATAATCTACATAAGAGAAGTCACTGACAAGAAATCTGCCGATTTTGGTAAGCTGAAAACCGTTGACGGTTTGTATAAATTCCCAGTTCTTTCACGTTCTACAGGCAACAGCGTTTCTGGTACAACAGAAACAATCGAGTCAAACGAACTGCGTAAAGGACGTACTAAGTCTGCTCCTAGACGCGGAAACTCTTCTGCGGAAGGCTCACACGACTTGGAGCTTTCTCCTACTACATTCGACGACCTTTTGGAAGCCGCTTTGAGAGGAGAATGGAAACGTTGGGAATCTGATACAAACTCAGCAATCAACCTTGATCACAACGCATACAACCCAGGATTCTTCCTGACACGCTGCGTTGACCCTGCTGAAGATACCTATAATCACGAAAAGAACTTCGGTTCTCGTCGTTTGATTAACGATGGTGCAAGCGGTCACGAAGACGGTATGCTCAAGGTTCCTGCTGGTGTTGTTGTACACGAACTTACTTGTGGTACCAAGGATATCAAATACTCACTTCTGAAGAAATTCGGTGGTGTAGAGAATGAAGACTTGTACCAGGAGTTCAAGCATATTGCTGTCAACACACTTTCACTTTCGGTGCAGATTGGTGCAATCGTAACTGGTTCGTTCGGTCTTATGGGTAACAACAACCCTAAGCTGATGACAGAAGACGTTGCCCGTGCCAATTTCGGTGGTGAAGATACAGACAGATTCGTAGATGGTGTTACTACTGGTAACTCTTTCATCGAAAATCTTCCTGTAAAATCAACAGACACCGACCAGTTCACTTCACGCGAAGGTGATCTGTGGATTAACGGTAAGAACATTACCTTTGCCACAAACCTTACTCTTGAATTGAACAACGGACTTGAAAAGAAATTCGCTATCTTCGTTAAGGACGCTATTTCAACACAGCCTCTCTCTCTTGACGTAACTGGCGATTTAACCACATACCTTGTAGAAGGAGAATCTGACGAACTCTACAACTCTGGTATTGATGATGAAACAAACGAAATCATCTTCCAGTTCCAGAACAAAGAGAAAGACCCAGACTTCATCTACTTGTTCCAGATTTTTGAAACAAAAATCGGAGACCAGAACCTTTCTGCAAGCGGTGCAGACACATTCGACCAGAGCGAGCCTTACAGCTCATTCGGTGAACGTGCTCTCCGTATCTTCCGCATTGCTCTTCCAAAGGTTCGCGACATCGAGTTTGTTGCTGATAGCACAACTTGGACAGCTCCAGGAGAAATTGTTATCAGACCAAACGTTGCTGTTGTTTCTGCTGACGTTACAGACCTTAAAGTTTTGGATACACTCAAGACAGAAACAGGTACTGTAGTTGCTGAGCAGGTTATCACAACATTTACTGTTGATGATGATGGCCTTATCCACGTTGATGAGTCAGCTTTCAGTACAACTACTAACGGTGTTCTCCGCGAAATCGAAGTAACACTTAGTGGCGAAACAAAGAAGATGACTACTGCTGCAAAGGAAGTAACACCTCCAGACCCAGTAAGCGACGTTGCTATCACAGTAAAGGCAAAGAAGGCTATGTTCACTTGGACAGACCCAAGCACAGCAGACTTCGACCACGTTCTTATCGACGTACAGGATACAACTGGAAAATCAGTTGTTTCTGGAAGCGAAGAGAAGGGCGTACAGGCTTATACTGCAACGGGCTTGACAACTGGTTCTACTTATGTTGTAGACTTTATTGCGGTTGATCAGAACGGAAACAAGTCAACAAAGGTTACAAAGACATTCCAGACATCTGCTGTTGCTCTCGGCTCGGTTTCAAGCCTTTCTACAGCAACTTCTTCTGGAACAACTCTTACCGCAACCTGGACAGACCCTGTTTCAGACATCACTGGTATTGAAGTTGAACTGTATAAGGGTGACACTTTGGTTGAAAAGGTTGACGTTGCTAAGGCAACAGAAACTTACACCAAGTCTTCACTTGATGCAGCAACAGAATACAAGGTTGTACTCACACCTTACAAGACACTTACTGACGCAAGACTTCTTGGTACTGCCGACGAAGCAACTTACACAACGTCGTAGGTTTTTAATCTAGGATTTTTTCTAGGCTAACATATAGTCAGTTGGGCGTATGTCCAACTGACTATTTTTTTTGTTAGGAGACAACAAACAATGAAAACAATCGACCTCGAAGACTTTTTTACAGAAGAAAGAGAGAAAGAAGGCGTTTGGTTTGAACCAAAAATCAAAGGAAAGCCTTGCGGTATCGAACTTCTTGTAACAGGAAGAGGAACAGATGAAAACGTTGTTGGTGGGGAACGTTATCTCAAAGCAAGGGCAGAGTCAGAAGAAATTAAAGACCCTGTGGAAAAAGAACGCAGGCAAAAAGAATTGTTTGCAAACCGCGTTGCAGAATTTGTAAAAGGGATTCGTGCAGCAGAAGGTAGTGAAGTTAAGTACAACGGAAAGCCGCTTGAATATTCTATTCCAATGATTCAGAAACTGTTTTTGCAGGCTCCGCTTATTACAACTGCGGTTTATGACTTTGTAACAGATACCGCAAATTTTATGAAAAGGGAGAAGAACGCTTAAAAAAAGCTGTTGAGCGTTATTTCTTCCTTTATCATTCCCACTCAGTAACAAAAAAAGTTGTCGAGAACGGTAAAAAAACAGACAAAACTGAATGGGTGAGAAACTGTGATATCCGCGAAGAGTTTATTAAAACTCGTGGCGGAAAAGACAGAAAGAAGGGTGAAAAGGCATTTTATGCTTTGGGGGAAAGAGATGAAAAGTGGAAAAAACTCCGCGACATTCCTATTCCTCCAGAATACTCTTGGATATTCAGGCACTTTATGCAAATTTGGCAGGGCTGTGAGTTTGATATGATGGGTAACATTGTATTTACTTTCAGAACTGTCAACGATTACGTAGAGTGCTATCAGGTTCCTCTTACCGTAGAGGACAAAAAGTGTCTCTTCAAAATGAAAGCTTGGGCTTGTAACACCATAGCAGAAATGAAAGAGAAGGAGTAACGTATGGCAGAGCAGGTAGAAGTAACCAAAACTGTTATGGAGGCCGACGTAAAAAGTCTGGTCTCTGGATTAACAAAAGTAAATAATTTAGCAAAAAATTTTGATTCGACCTTATCTGACATACTTACTCATCTTACCGCCGTAGAACACGGTTTAGGTAAGGTAAATCAAATAACAAATAATGCACGCAGACAAACAAATAACTTTAGTACAAGTTATGACATAGGAAATGCTAAGAAATCAGTTAAAGGCTCAACTGGTTTTATGACATCTGATACGGGAACAGAAAAAGCATTTAAAGAGTATGCCCAGGCTGTAATCGATGAAACAAAAGAGATAACAGCAGATGTTAATCAGAGAAGAAATCTTCGAAAACAAAGAGCAGATACAGAAACCCTTAGAGCAAAAAGCGAGGCAATCAGAGCCTTGAAAGTTGAAGACAAAACTTCAACATCTTACCTTTTAGACAGAGCAAAAATCGCCGAGGCTAAACTGATAAATGCCAGAAATGGTCAGGCTGGTGCGTTGAACCGCGACTGGAGATATCAGAGTGGAAAAACTCTTCAGAACGTCGGAGACCAGATGAGAAGTGGAGGAGTGTTTGGACGACTTCTTGGAGACGCACTTAATACAGCAGGAGCTTTTATAAAAGGCCCTGCATCAGGAGTTAATGCCGCTATAACAAATCTTGCTTCAGGTATTAAAGATTTAGGAAAAGCTGCAACTGAAGCATATGCTGAAATCGAATCAATTAAAACTCAATTAGGAATTGTATTCTCGAATCAAACCCAGGCTGATTCAATGTTCAACCAGATTGCACAGTATGCCGTAAAATCTCCGTTTGGAGTTCAACAGACATCAGAACTTGCCGTACTTTTGAAACAGTCAGGTGTTTATGCTTCTGACTTAATGGATACTCTTCGTATGCTCGGAGACACCGCTGGCGGTAATATGGAAAAGATGAAGCGTATTGCAAACAACTACGCTCAGATCGTTTCCATTGGTAAAGCATCTATGCTTGATATGCGTCAGTTTGCATATGCAGGTATTCCAATTTTTGAAGCAGTTTCAAAAGAACTTGGTGTATCACAACAGGAACTCCGCAAACTCATATCAGACGGTAAAGTTACATCAGATATTATTGAAAAGGTATTCAAAGACCTTACAGGTATAAATGGAATCTTTGAAGAAGCAACATCAAAAGGTGCAAAAACACTTAAGGCCAGGCTTCAGAACTTGCAGGATGCTAAACAGCTTGCTATGAGTTCTGTTGGTGAATGGGGTGTAAAGCTTGGTACAGAACACGGTGGTGATTCATATGCAGAACAGTTGTTAAATACTGTTGAAAATATCTGGCAGACAATAAGAGACAATATAAACACAAGAAACATTGAAAAAAGTGTTGCAGCAATTGAACGCAGCGAAGTAAGAATCAAATCCCTTGAAAAACAACTCGAATATGCAAAGTCTACAGGTGATCAGCAGCTTATTGCCGTATTAACCCAGGAACTTGAAAGACAGAGAAATATATATGACATTGATACTCAGAGAAACGCCTTTGCAAATTCTTACGACGCAAAGATGGCCAAGCTTACAGAAGTTACTGAAAGATTTGGCGAAATTAGTACAGAAAAAGTAGATGCGTTAATTGCTAAATACGAAACAGAGAGATTCGAAAGAGAACAGGCTCTTTTCCAATCCAATCCTTCTGAAGCTTTTGAAAATTATGACGAGCAAGCTTACGAAGATTATATGGCAATGAGATACGCTTATGACGATATCATTGCT